TTACTGCTGTCAATACTCCGTCAGGAGTTCCTTCTACAAATATCAAGCTTGGTATTCCCGCGCCTGATGTATGCATCTCTTGTGCCATTCCTCTAGTCAGTCCTAGTGTTAAACTTCCAGTTGTCATTGTGTGTTTCCTTGTTTATTTTGCGTTTATAGTTCGCCAACTTAATCAAAAAATAAAAAAAATAAAATATCAAATAGTTAACCTATTTAACTTGTAGTAATCTTAGCGATTGCTTTAGTCCTCAAAGCTTTAACGTCTATTCTCATAGTCGCTGCAGCTCCTTGCATATCGTACGTAGGTAAGTCAAAATTCTCTATAGTCATGTCTCTCTTAATTGCAATTGCATACGCTTGACTTCTGTCAATTATATACGAATTGGTCTTAGTTCCTACATTACTTGAAAATTTAGTTACTTGTAACCCGTAGATGTTTCCTAAAAAACCTCTTTGGAGCATGTCAGTGTTTCCCACTTTACTTGCTTCCACAAAAGTATCTATGTTTCTTAAATCGTTAAGAACTTCTATACCGACAATTAAGTCAGATGGTGTATAGTCCTCATCTTCAATATTCTGCATAGCTTCTGTAATATTAGCAATAGTTATTGCAGCTCCACCACTTACTGTGCTGTCTGCTGTGTCTAATGCTGTTAATACTAATTCAGTTTCTTTTTCTGCAAATCTTTTTCCTACAGTTGATAAATTCAATTGTAGTGAAGGAAATTGAGAATCTTCAATCATTTCTCTAGTGATTCTAATAGCTACTCCGTATTTTACAGGTGCAAATTCTACAGACTCAACTTCAATCTCGTCCATTGGTATTTCTGCGCCCTCAGATACTGCTCGAACCTTCATAGTTCTTGGAGTCTCTAAATCAAAGTTAAATGTGCTTCCCTGGATTTGTGCAGGTGTAATAACAGTTGCTGCTAATTCTCTAGGTAATAATGCTTTTTCCGCCTCTCTAATAAGAGTGGGCATTATTAACTTAGGGATTAATAGTGTTCCTGGATTACCGTCTCCTGTATCAATATACTCTTTTATACTATTAAATTTTGCCATTATGCTTGTAAATCAAATAGAGCGTATGTTGAACCGATGCTAGTTCCTGAGTATGCTGGTGTTAGAGACCTTCCGATAGATTTTACTCCACCATCAGTTGTTGCGTATAGTGCACTTGGTATAATACCAGAACTTACAGTTTGAATTGTATTTCCTAGACATTCTACTTTTGTACCTGCTAATACACTACCTCCTACCATTGCTAAAATAATTCCTCTAGTTGCTATAGTTGCTTTACCTCCGCTTGCTGTATTTCTTAAACAAATACCGTTAAACAAAGCTGTACCGCCTGCTACTGGGAATACTGGTGTTACTTTTATATCATCCCATGCGTATGTGTCTAAGTGACTACCTACTGCATTGAATGTTGCTGCTGCTCCTGAAACTTGTACGAATTCTCCTCCTGAGATAACACTCATTGCTTTTGCAGAGAATGTTCTCGGGCTTGCTCCATCTAATAGAGTTTGATTTCCGTATGGTGTTGTTGTTTCTCCCATTTTAATAACTTTCTCTGACTAAAGTAAATGAACCACCTTTTATTGCTCCAGATGATTGTTCCAACTTGAAACCTTCTGTTGCTTCGTCTTCAGACTCTGCTTCTTCCTCTTTAGCTTCTTCTTTCGGTTCTGCTTTAGGGGCTTCTGCTTCTTCGTCTTCGTCCGCTGATTTAAGCATTTTTTGAATTTCTGCTCTAACCATTCTTTTTAGCGATTCTGATGTGTCCTCTGAATCTTCTGCTTTCGCTTCTGATTCTTCTTCCTTAGATTCTGCTTCTACTGGTTCCTCTTTAGCTTCTTCTTTAGATTCCTCACTTTCTGCTTCTTTCTTTTGTTCTTCTTCAGCCATATTAATTAAACCTCCTTTCATTGTTCCATTTAAGGATTGTGATTCGGTTAATACTTGTTTTATAGTCTCTTTTAATACTTTATTTTTATCCATAGACATCTTTAACTGAATAGCAAACTCTGCGCTTGGGTCAGCTGGTACCGCTACGACACTTAGCTCTTTGAAGGTTATTCCTCTAGGTATAAAGATACCGTCATCATTTTGTTCGTTAGATTCTACTTGAGCTCCTATACTTACAGTTTTGAGTCTGCCATCTTTTATTAATTCTTTAATCTTAGGGTCATTAATACGGGCTTTAAACATAACAGCTTTTGTTAGTTCATCAAAATGAGATTCTGTTACTCTTCCTACAATATTCTCAACTAAGTTCTCGTGGTCTTTTAATAATGGAACATCATTTAATGTTGGTGCTGATTTAAGTAATTCTTCAGCAAGAAACTTATGACCATTAGATGTAATAGTTTCAGAAATTGCAATACCACCGATATTGAGTTCATTGTCTGCTAATCCTTCTTGTACTGTTGATTGTGTTATTCCTACCTCGTAAGATAGATTTAGGTTTTCCATAACATACATAGCTACATTAACTATATAAATGCCTGTAACGTTAGTATATACTTAGAACTCTTGGTTATTTACTACAGATGTCTTGATTATCTTCTTTCTACGAGTATATTCAGCTCTTTGTCCTACTTGATTAAGGTTACCTTGCTTAGCTCCTTCGAATCCAGCTTGTGTTCCTTGAAACTTATTTGGTACTATACCATACATCAATTGTTTGGTTCCTTCTCCACCTTTTGTTTCTGTTTGAGCACCATCTTCGTTAACATCAGTCCAAGGTCCGATAACTGGTACTGTCTCATTATCTACTGCTGAGTTTCCTGTATCTTGGAAGTTAGATTCATATACAATGTCTCCACTATACTTATCTGCAACTATTCTTTGTCTTGTTTGTTTGTCGATAAAAACCATTTTTTTGATTTAGCTTCCTCCTCTTCTTGTTTTTCACAATAACAATCCCCACATAGATACATTCCTATTAAATAGATTATTTGTACTCCATCTCCAGCTTTACGTTTACACTTTTCACATACAGGTACTTTACCTAAACTATCACTAAGCATCTTGCTTCTCCCTTATTCTCCATAATGAGAATAGTACAGGGTCAAAAGGTACATTGCCCATATTTATACTTTCAATAGTCTCTCGCCACTTAGCTACTTCATCCATAAATCTCATTATCTCTAATGCTAGTGGTTCCTTATCGTCGGGTAATGTTGGTTCAAGTATCCTCTCTTCTTTCATTGAACTGATACCCAGCTACATCTACAGGCTGTGTGTACTGGAATTACTCCTTCTGCTTCATTTATTTTAAATATCTTACCATCTAGTCCTTCACATTCTGGACAAGTCCTATCTGATAGTGCTGCTAAGAAAGCTACCTCTTTAATTCCATTATCTTTATATGTCTTAATTAGTCCTTTACTAGCTAACCTTACTGTCTCTGTTCTAGCTATTGCATTAGACCTAGCAGATGCTTTCATAGACAACTTCTTTTGACCATCCTCAATAGTATATCTATCACTTAATCCTACAAAGGAGTTTATCTCGTTTTGAATCTGTCTAATAACTTTATTCTTTTGAAATCCATCTTTAAGGATTATCCTTAGTCTCTCAACTTGCTCTTTAGTAAGTAAACCTAGTGATAAGTCTTTTTTGTTCTTAGCTGATAAGAAGGTAAAAGGGTCATCTTTAAGTTCATCTAGTGTAGCTGCTAAATAATCACTATAATTAAATCCATCTAATTCTTTTAAGTTACACCAATCTTGAACAGTCATATCACCGCTATGTGATTCGTTTAGTTGTTGACCACAACCACATCCATCCATATGTTTCTCATGAATTATAGTTTCATCTTTAGCACTTGGCTTAGCGCCTGGTACTTCTGGTTGACCTATTTCAGTCTCCTCTTGTTTACGTTCTGGATTCTCTTTTTCGGCTTTAGCTTTATCATCTTTATCTATAGCATCTTGTACCGCTTGTTTCTCTTCTTCTTCTTTCTTATCGTCTAGTCCTACCTCTGGCTCTCTTAAGAATTGGTCTGCGTTATCGAAGCCTAAGGTTAATGCTACATCCATCTGGACCATACGTCTCATGTTCTCATCTATTTGTGTTGACATATTAAGTAACTTACTTAGTTTATCTAATCTATTATTAATCTCAGTCTCACCTGGAAGATTCCAAGCTATTTCTGTTTTAGTGTCTAATCCATTGTTGTTAAGGAAGGGTGTTAAGATAGTCTCTTCTATAACCTTCTCAATAGACTCTTGGAATGATTTGACTCTTCTCTGGAACGCTTCTAATTGTACTTTAGCTAGTCCTTCTGGTATATTAGCTACACCCATTAATACAGCTGGTACTTGGAAACCATATAACATCTGTTGTGTATCTGAATCCATTACTCCACTGAACTTCTCACTTGTACTTCCAAACTCAATCATATTCATCTCTACATTAGCGTCTGTCACCCATTCTGTTCTATTATTCAAGAACTCTAGTTTCTCATTGAAGTCTGTAATTGCACCAGGGTCTACTGCTTCACCAGCTACTCCTACTTTAACGTGGATAGGCATACCAGCCTTTCTTGATAATACTTTATGTTGGTCTGCATCAGCTTCTATAAAGTCTTGGATTACTTTAAAGTTAGGGCTTACTAATCCTAAACCATAAGGTTCTCCTGCTAATACATTAATCTTTAAGTGTGCTATTTGGTCTGGATTAAACGTAATAAGTTCTTTCTTCTTTTTATTCCCGAAGTTATTCATAGCTCCTTTAAATTGAGTATAACCTTTTACTTCTCCAGTATCACTTCTATCAACATACATCTGACTAGAATCTAATGTTTGTACTGTTTGATTATCTAGGTCTAATTCTAAGAATCCATTACCTGTTATTAGAGCATTTAATACCCATTGTCTTAATGTCACTTGAAAGTTCTTGTCTATAATGAAGCTGTCTATTAATGCTTGTGAGTTTGCGTCTTTAGCTTTTACTGAGAAATCTGATACAATGTAATCTGCGTGTTTATCTATAGCACCTTTAACGAATGGGAATGTTCTGTATAGCCCTTCTGCCATCTCAAAATCAAATGGATGTTCTGCTCCTAGTTCTTTAGGGAATCTAATGTCTTTATCATTTACTTCTCCTTTGAAGTTCTCTGTTAATGCGTTTGGAGTTACAGCTATCACTCCCTTCTGTTTATCTAATTTAGGGTTCTGTCCCTTTGCTATTACTTTTGTTATCTTATCCATATAAGTTAGTGCTGAAGTTACTATATATAGGCTTGTAAGAATGGTATATACTAAACTGCAATGAATGGAGTATAAGCTTTATTAGTTTTAATAGCCATTCCAATAGACCAGAAAGCATCACCATGACCATCTATTGTTTCTATAGCATCTAGGTCATTATTAACTTGCAGTATCTGTTTAATCATTCTCTCATTGTTAAGTAATGTAATGTTCTGGTTTGTTACAGATTTCTCTAAGTTTGCAGCCATCTCGTGCTTAGACTTAACACTAAACATAATTGGTTTCCATACTCTTGTGGACATTATGCCTTGCTCTATAAATGCCTCGAACTCTCCCCTTGTAGCATCGTAGTTGACTCTGTCTATTCCGAAGAACTCTATTAATTCATTAATCTTATTAACTTGGTCTATGTACTTAGTATTGTCAAAGAACTCTTGATAAATCATAGTATATTTCATATCATGGTATCTAAATACAGCGAAGTGACTTGGGTGAGCATGTTTACCTATATCTAATCCAGCTAAGAATTGACCTCTAGTCTTCTGAGTCTCTGGCTTTAACTTAGTATCTACTACTTCCATAATTTGAGCTCTAGTAAAGAAACTTTCTGCTGACCATACTGGAGTACACATATATTCCTTACTAAAGGCTTTCTCTCCAAGTTCTTCTTCTCGTAACTCAACTAATCTCTCATAAGGGAAGTTCTCTTTCCATAGAACTATTTTCTCCTTCTCATTAATGATTGCGGTATACATATCCCAGTCAAATGTTTTATTGTCCTTAAGCTTAAAGAACAAATCCTCTTGATGCTGAGCGGTTCCTACTACATGACACTCTCCACCCTCTATTGGTAAACTTAATACCTCTTCAAAGAATGCTCTATTAACTGTTTCAATAGTAGCATAGTTTAGTTCATTAGTTGGGTCATTTAATATATCATCACAGACTACTCCATATCCGTGCCATCCACGATTGAACCTTAATATAGATGCTGGAATACATGAAAAGGTGTGAGTGTTTACTACATACTTAATTATTGTCTCTGAGTGTGATAAGTCTTTTAGCTCTCTAAAGAATGGATTGTTTCTTATGTACTTCTTAATCTCTGCAGTATGATATGCGCTAAGTGGACTCGTATAACTCATATAAAGCCAGGACTCATCATCTGAGCACTTAAACAACCTCCACATGATGTAAGCATGCATTAACGTACTTTTAAGGTGTCTACGGGCACTCAATGTGGCTGTACGGTGATTATTCTGGATACGCTCTGCCCATTTAAGTATATGTTTAGCTGGTTTGAATTTACCCTTCTTGAATGAACATGGAAAGATATATTTAACGAAGTCTGGAAAAGTCTCTTTAGACTTAATAATTATCTCTCTTAACTCTTCTTGAGCTTCATAATCCTGTTCCATCTTTAATGTCCTTTAATAGTTTATTAACATTAACGTCTGCCTTTACATTAGTATTCATCTCTACTTCTTGTTTCTCTACATAACCTCTATCTTTACCTTTAGTCTTTAGATAGAATGTTTGAGCTGTTACACTTCCTTTGTCTATACTCTTCATTAAGGCATTCTCTACATAGTCTATAGTATAATCTGCTGTTTCTTCTATTAGACTCTTATACTTTAGGTCTTTCTCCAGCCAACGATAGTGTGTACTTCTTTCTATTTCTACTTCTTTACAAGCTAAGCTAATATTACCTAAATGCTTATGCATTGCTTCTATCATTAATTTCTTCTTTACTCTTGTTGTTTGTTGCATCTTGTAGTTAGTTTGAATTTAAAGGTCTCCTCTGTGTCTTTTGGTATATTACTTGGTTCCTCTGGTTGTAATTTCATCTTCTTGAATACTGTATAGTCCACTTGGTGAAGCCATCTATGTTATCATCCATTATCCAATGGTATTTATGTTTTGCTAATCTGGAATGTTCTCCACCATAGTTTCTTTGTGGACCACTCCCTTTACTGATAGTTCTTTTTAAATCATCACATGCATCGTACTCTTCTAAGAATTTTGTTGGTACTGCTAATACTTTGCTTTTTCCGAAGACACTTACATAGTTAATGTATTCTTCCTTTCTAACTACAATTTTATAATCAACTCCCATTGCATCTAGATTGTCCATAGTTGGATGTCTACCTTCTTGCCATCTATCGTAACTAGGAATATATATTGGAAACCTATTCATCTTCGTATTGTAAATCGGCTACCTTATCATCTTCTTGTTTAGGATACCACAAATACTTTGTTCTATCAGTTATAGTTTGTTTAATTAACTTACTGAAGTTCACTACGTCTTCTGGTTCCTCGAAGTGTAACAAGATTGTTTTACAACCACCTTTGTTTTCGTTATTATATTCAAGTCCACCATTTTTTCTCCACTCTAAATATGGATTATCTTCTTCCTCTTGGTTATCTAGAAAACTAATTTCTTGTTGTGAGAAGCCTGTTAGGTCTATGTCAAAGCCAGAGTCTTTTAAACTAAATATTTCATCCTTAAGTAAGTTGTAATCCCAAGTAGAATATTCCGCAGACTTGTTATCCATGATTCTGTATGTTTTAATTTGGTCATCTGTTAGTCCTTCTGTGTAAACTGCTGGGATACTGCTCATACCTAGTTTCATTGCCGCTTTAACACGAGTATGTCCTGCTACTATACAATTTTTATCATCTAATATAATAGGAACCAAAAATCCGAACTCTTTTATAGACTTAGCTATAACATCCACTGCCTGTTCGTTCTTACGTGGATTATTCTCGTATGGTGCAATATCTACTAAGTTTACTTGTTCAATTTCCATTTTCGATTTCAATTTTATAATCTAATACATTAATGGATTCTCCGTCTGTTACCACACTATCTATTATCTCAGTGGTAGTAATAACTAAGTTCTCCTTATAATCTATCTCTTGATTATAGTACCTCTGTGTTTTTTGCATTTTAGTCTTTAAATACAGTGTATGTATTTGAGTATCCTTTAAACTGATATTTCTTATAAGGAATTGACCTAGCTGGTGTATTCTTAATTCCGTTAGCTGGTTCGTGTTCTTCTCCTTCTTCTATTAGTTCAAAGTTCTTTGTATCACTATACTTAACCCAATCTATTTTAGGTGTTGCTACTTCTGACCATTCTACGTATCCATTCTTTCTCATAGACAACTTGATTGCTTTTTCTAGTGCGTCTTGAAAATCATCTCTTGCTGCTATCTCTGCGAATGGTCTACCTTCTTTTTGTGCTTTAGATTGCTGTTTAACTAGTTCTGCATTGAATCTAGTCCTTGCATTATCTTCTTTAGCATTTAGTGGTATAAAGTCTTTCTTTTCGTCTTCTGTTGGTTCTCTTATTAATCCTGGCATGTTTAACCTCCTTCTAATTTACTAATGAGTTTTTAACTAAAACCCCTTTGTTTAATTGCTCAACTAAAATTTGTACACTCGCTTTCTTTTGATTAACATCATCTGATATAATTTTAAGTACATTATTATCTTCATCTTCTTTCTGCTTTCTCAAAAAGCTTATCCACTTATCATCGAAAGCTCTTAATGTTGCTTGTTTATCTATTAATGCTCTATTGTAACCTAAGTTGTCCTCTAGTCTAGTAATATCTTTCTTTAATGCCTTTAGAGATTTCTCCTCTATTTTTCTTTCCTTGTCTTCTAGTTGTCTATACTCTTCCATTTGAACCTCCAGTAATCTGTATGTCATCTAATGATAAGTTTAAGTATGTATCATCAATTAACTTTATCTGCTCATCTACAGCCATTCTGCAAAATACATCTGGCTTAAATTCTGGATACTTCTTAAAGAATAAATGTTGTCGCATCTCAAATGAGATTGACTTCTGTACTTTTTGTTTCATAGGGTCTACTTGTTTTCCGATTGTGTTGTCCTCCCACCCTACATTAATTAATTGCTTAATTAGTTACTTATAACAAGTGTTACTAGTATATAAAGCTTTCGCAAAGCTTAACCAAAAATAAAAAATAAAAATAAATTAAATTACATTAACATAATTAATATATATGTTATAGTATATATACCTGAAAATATTACGCCTAATATTCCTGTAACTAATCCAGCGATTGCTAAGCCTGAGTCACTATACTTCTTCAGTGCTATAGCTGCAATACCCATTGCTAATGGTACTGCGCCGAATATACAAAATATTAAGGATAATATACCTAGTACAAATCCTAATACTCCATTATTTTCTTTCATTTGTTTCTCCATATTTATTTGTGAATATAAAGAGAGAGGGTAAGGTCTTGCAAAACCCGCCTCCCCCTGTCTTGCGACTAGGAGCCATAGGGGTTTCGCTCCCCCATGGCGATGGACTTAAGGGGAATTGAACCCCTGACTCTTCCGTGCAAGGGAAGTATAATACCACTTTACTATAAGCCCTTAAGGAAATAGCCAGAATCGGACTGGCTCTTCTTGCTCCACAACATATGGTAGTATACAACCACATACTGCTTGATAACAAGTGTGCTACCATTACACTATACTTCCGTATTATATTTTGTCTCTTATACAGACTATTACTCCTTCGCATTCAGGACAACATAGGTCTATATGACCTATATCTTCTTTTCTTTCTATTAAATCTTTTTCTAATATTCTTCCTCCTAAATGACGTTTACAGCCTGTTCTCCAACAATGATATGATTTTATTTCATCCATCTTAATCTGCATTAAATCCAAACATTGCTCTTATACAATCTTCGCAACAAGGTCCTTTCTGTTTTAACTTCTTTGTAAACTCCTTGCTTAATCCAACTTCGTCTGCTTTCCAAACTTCCTTTTCTTTATTACATTCTGAACATTTCATTTTCTACAAGTATGTAACATTGGACTTCCTTCATCACAAGCATAACTATAACCTGTATCTCCAACATATCCATCACATACTCTTATTTCTCCTCTTACATATGCCTTGAAGATTTCCTTTCCACAACATGGACATTTTTTATTCACCATCTTTTACATTAACCTCCTTATAATAAATATAATCATAGCCATTAACCAGTTAGTACCTGGAGTGGCTAAGCACAATAAACTTAAGATTGTTATCGTTGGCAAAATAACTTTCTTGTATTTATAATGAGCGTATCTTAATCTACTAAGAGTCTCTGTGTAATCTAAGATAGAGTTCTTAATCTTCTGATGTACTTTCTGCTTTAGTAATATGTTCATTAGTCGTCCCTCAACATCTGGTTTACTTCTAAAATTAGTTTTCCATGTTTTCTCACCCTATTACAGGTATTCTCATGTTCTTTATACATTTGTTCCCTACTTTTAATCTTTATAAATTTTGCTATTGGTTTATTTATTCCAAAAATATAATTATACATCCCGTCTGATAATTTAAAAGCTTGTTCATTAACCATTACTATTTTCATTCTTTAACCTCTTTAAGTTCTTGTCTTAGTTTACAATATTCATCTCTGTTATTATCCCAAGCTGGACCAGTTAGTAATAATAGTTCACTCATTCTCTTTTGTATTTCTTCTTTAGTTTTTGTTGTCATTTAGATTCCCCATATTAAAGTAATAACCTCTGAACCAACATTCTTCGTTATTATCATTAATTATTTTAACATCTCTATCTGTAAACTCAGTAACCTTATATAAATTGCCCTTTTTTATACCAGCCATACTACTTGTTTTTATACATTCAATTTCTGTTATTGTTGTCATCTTAGGTCTGCCTCCTCAACTTTCCTAAGTCTCATTAGACCTTCAATTGCTATCTCTTCATTCCTAGGTATAAACTGGTCTCTGTTCTCTATTACCTCTCTTAGTTGTTCTGGTGTTC